ATAACAGTTGGTTTATCCTTTAAAGAAATAGCGATCGATGGAGCTGGAATAAATACTCGATAATAATGATTTTATATTATTAAACAGGAGAATATATAATGTCACTTCCTAAAGTTAATTATCCAATTAACACTATCAAAATTCCTTCTACGAACAAAGCTCAAAAATTTAGACCGTTTTTAGTAAGAGAAGAAAAAATACTACTTATCGCAAAAGAAAGCGAGAATCCTTCCGATATCCTACAAGCAATTAAACAGGTTGTTAACAATTGTGCTGTTGATAAGTTAGAGATCAATAATTTAGCTATTTTCGATTTAGAATATCTATTTTTAAAACTAAGAGCTATGTCTGTTGATAATGTAGTAAAAGTTTCATACAAAGATTATGAAGACGGGCAGATTTATGAATTCGATGTAGATTTAAATAAAATAGAAGTTCAGTTCCCAAAAGATGTTAATAATAAAATAGAAATAACTAAAGATTCTGGTATAATTCTTAATTACCCATCGGCTCAACTATATGACGATAAAGAATTTATCAATTCGGATAAAGATTATATTTTTGAATTGGTTATCCGTTGCATTGATAAAATATACCAGGGCGATAATTTATACGAAGCCAAAGATTACAAGGCATCTGATTTGAGAGAATTCGTAGAAAATTTAGACATTAAAACTTTTGATAAAATTAGAGAATTTTTAGTAAATCTACCAAAAATGACTCACACCATAGAATATAAAAATTCATTAGATCATGATAGAAAGATAGAGTTGACTTCACTAAACGATTTTTTTACATTTCGCTGAACCATAACACTCTTGAAAACTATTTTAATACGGTTTTCTCACTGGTTCAGCATCATAAATACTCTATTAGTGAAGTAGAGGATTTGATACCTTTTGAACGCGATATTTACGTAACTATGTTAACGAATTTTATCAAAGAACAAGAAGAAAAACTAAGAAACGCTCAAGGGTAATAAATGGCAAAACAACCACCTGGTCACATTGATCCCAAAGAACTTTATGGATTTGGAATTAATCCAGACGCTCTAAAACAAATAGAGCGTCAGCTTGCCGAAAACGGAGCGGAAATCAAAAAGCAATCTTTAAGAAAAGAAACAGAGAAAATGGATAATAAAACCATTTCAGCTCTTAAAGATTTGACAAAAGTTATAGATGATCAAAAAAAGTTTATAGAGAAAATTGATAAATCTCAAGCAAAATCAGATAAAGTTATTAAAGAAGTAGCCACGCTTAATAAAACTAATAATGATTTACTTCAAAAGAGCGTTGATCTACAAGATAGAATGCTTACTGAAATGCGTAAAATGAATAAAACTATGTCAATGAACGAAGACATAGCTAACGATAGACTTCGTTCCATCGATAAACATATAGTTGAATTAGAAGACATAGAAAGAGAAAAAGGTGGTGGCGAAGGTCATAGAACTTTATTAGATAGATTATCTGATTTATTGGATTTTGGTGGAAAAGGAAGAAGAAAAGGTCTAGGTGGAAAAGGAAAACTTGGTAAATTAGGCAGAGCGGCTGGCATAGCCGGAGCTTTTGAGTTAGCTGACGACGTAACTCATATGGGTTTAGACGCTTCTAGATCTAAAGGAATGGATTCTGTCGCTCGTGGTATGCAAAAATCTTCTCCTGGGTTTGTAGATGTTGCTGGTAGAATGTCACAACCAGGAGTTTCTGATATTGCTTCTAAAATGTCTATGGGAATACCAGATGTGACTAAAATAAACTCCAAGACATTTTCAAAAGAAGTATTTAAGAACATGATGAAAGGAGCTGGAGCTGCTATCAAAAAAGCTCCAGGAACAGTTTTAGGAAAAGCAATACCAGGCCTTGGCGCTTTAATTGCAGGATATGGGCAATATAATGCAACAGGTAGCGTAGGGGAAGCTATCGCAGCGGGTATGGGAACCATCGCCGGATCTATCGGTGGAGCTTTTATAGGAGGATTGTTCGGAGGGGTTGGGGCAATTCCAGGAGAAATTGCTGGTTCTTTGGTTGGAGGCGGTGTAGCTGTAGATGCTTATAGGAAAATTTTTGGCGGTGGAAATGAAGTTTCTAAAGATATAAAAGACGCTCAAAAACAAAAAACGGAAGCTCCAGCCGGAGAAAAGAAAGAAGAAGATAAAAGTTGGTTTGATAAATTAAAAGAAATGGTTTGGGGAGAAAAGAAACCAGAAGGAAGTCAAGAAAGTAGCGATTGGGATCAAAAAAGTAATTTTAAATGGGACGTCGGGCCAGAAAACGTCAACATGAAAGCTCTTTCAGAATCAATAAAAGATATTGAATCTAGATCTTCGGGGTTATATAACGCCAAAGCTTCCGGAAGCAGTGCATCTGGAGCCTATCAATTCGTCGATGACACTTGGAGATCTGCTGCTGCAGGAGCAGGTTATGCTGGTAGATATAAAAGCGCAAGGGATGCTCCACCAGAAGTGCAAGATGAAGTATTTAATGATTATATGCAGAGATTAATTAAAAAACACGGTATGAAAGGTGCTATTCTTACTCATTTTACAGGCAATCCTGAAGGAAAAATGAGTTCAAAAGCTCAAGCTGCAAATCCAGGAGTCACTGGAGATGTTTATCTTAATAGGTTTGAAAAAAGTTATGGAAAATGGAGTTCTTCGGACGCAGCTAAAACCGAAGGAAATCAAAAACAAGAAACTCCTCTTCCTTCGGTAAAAGAAGATGCAGTCACGAATGATAAAACTTCTTCCAAAGAAAAAACAAGTTCTAACGAGTCAGTAAAAAAAGATGCTGCCGTTGGTTCTTATCCATCGGGAGATATTGTAGCTTTAGGTAAAGCTCTTCAAAGTGAAGGATTAGATGTTACTGAGCATCCTGCATTTGGCGGAGTAAGTAAAGTTCATAAAGGTCGTGGTCACTATGAAGGTAGGGCTATTGATATTAACGCAGTTCATGGTAAACGTCTTGAAGCTTCTGATCCAGTATGGGGGCCAAAATTCGATGCTCTTGCTGATAAACTAAGCAGCCTTGGATATAAAGTTTTTTGGAGAGAAAAAGGCCCATATGGAGCTTCTGGTCACAATAATCACCTTCACGCCGAAGTTCCTGCAGGAGGACAAAAAACTTCTCAGGGAGAATCTATGGGTAGATCTGCCGGAACGCCTCCTAGTAGACCTTCTTCATTTTCTCCTTCAGAATCTTCTTCTTCAGAATCTTCAAATCAAGTAGTTCCTGCTATGTCTCCAACAAATGCTCCAGGAATGGATATGTTAGGAAACATGAGTGGAATGATGGGAGGAATCCCAGGAATGGGTATGTTAGGAGGTATGGGTGGTATTGGAGGAATGATTGGTGGATTAATAGGACCAATTACAGGTCTATTAGGAGGTTTATTTGGCGAGTTATTCGGAGAAGAACAACCCCAATTAGCTCTAGAAACAAATGCTAATACTTTAGCAGCACCAATGCCAGTTCCAAGACCGAATCAAAAAGAAATAAACGAATTGATTGCTCAGAATGCAGGAGCTCCTCCTCAAAGACCTGCTACTTTAATGGCCAACGCAAAAGTTCCTGCTCCTAAAGAAATGCCGGACGAAAGAAATTATACTAGAAGTTCTAGCATAAGGACAGCAGACGTTAACAATGGTCAAAGTTGGAGCGGAATAGGAGCGAACGACGTTGCTAGAAGAGGAGGAACTAATCCTCCTCCTCCTGGTGCGGATTGGTACGATGAAAAAATCAAAACAACTTTATACGGTCATAGACAAAGAAAATACGCTGGTAGTAGTCTAGAAAATATGGCATAAAAAAGGGGAGCCGAAGCTCCCCGATTTGTTAAGCAGTAAGAGACTTAAAGAACTCCATCTCATCATCGTCCTCATCTGAAGACTCAAACTTTGGAGCAGATTTAGTCTTTAGTGTAGGAGCATCTTGCTCGCGAGACCAAGGAACATCTTCCTCAACTGCCTTCTTAATCTTTTCTACAGGAGAATTAGAGTCAAGAACCTTTAATAGCTTGGCCTTCAACTCATCATAGCTCTTGAAGTTAGCAGGATCAAGGAACGCCTGAAGAGAATGTTGGCTCTTCCAAACAGACTCTAGCTTATCATCATCCTTAAGAAGTGGTCCAACCTTATCAAACTCAGACTTATCATAATTGCGATAGCCATCAACCTGACGAATCTTTAACTTAAAGTTAGCACCAGCCCAAAGGTCAAATGGATTCATTGCCTCTTCGTCAGCAAATTGAGGTTCCATTGCTTCCTTCAGCTTATCAAAGATCTTCTTGCCATACTTAAACAAGAATACCTTGCCTTCATTGTCTGGATTTGCTTGATCCTGAACGACGTAAACATTAGAAACAAAATGAAGACGACGCTTTTGTTTACGAGCTTGTTCACGCTCTGGTGACTTATCGTCTGTGGTTGAATTCCAGAGCTTAGTGTTAAACTCTGATACAGGATCATTCTTACCGATAGTCGTTAGCGAGTTTTCGATGTACCAGCCACCCGGACCTTGGAAGCCGTGATCAAAGATTCGTACGAAAGGTACATCTTCATTAGGAGAGCTAGGGAGAAAACGTATAACAGCATAACCGTTACCTGCCTTATCTACTGTGGGGGACCAGAAGCGATCATCGCTCTTACGTCCGCCTTGTTCCTGATTGGCAATCTTATTAAGTTCCTCGGTAAGAGCGTTAAGGGACTTAGAACCAGATTGCGATTTGAGTGTCTTAAAATCTACCATATATATTCTCCTTGTATTGCGATGTATAAAGTTGTATAGCGTTTTATCCACGTTACCATTGTATAATACTATATTTAGTTGAAATGGTCAAGGCAAATTTGCTTATACTTCTCTCGATCGAACTTGACGAAAGGAGTATACTTACGGACTTTCGTACCGAGCATATCCCAAACCAAATCATAGGATAGTTTAGTGTCCCAATGCTTCATTGCTCCCGGAACGAGGTTCAATAGAATGCATAGAGTCTCTAAACATATTTCGTCACCCAAATACTTCTTAAGAAGAATGGGATGACTATTTTCCTCGATGAGGAAATTCTTATTAAAATCGTTATGTAACTTATCTAGATCTTGTTTAAAACAGTAAGTAAGAGATTGTTGTCTCTTCATCCACAGTTTATATGCCTGTTCAGCTTTCTCGCTGTAAGCCAACTCTCTGATCCACAGCTTCTCATTATCGCTTAGATTCGCAATAAGAAAGCCATGAACGTCGGGATGCTTCGCCAGCTTCTCGAAAAATATCTTATCTTTTCTCTTATTAAAAGAGTTCACACTTACTTTCATCTTACCACCATATTTCACATAATCATATTCAGGTTTAGAAAAGTGTTGTTTCAGTGCAAGATATTCACAGTAACATTCATACGCATTCATTTTATTTTTTAATACTTTTTAAGAAATGAAAATAAAGACCCTTTTCCATACCATATGCTTGTATTTCCCAAGGCAAAAACCAATAATCTAGATTATCACAATCATAAAATTGTCCTTGCCATTTTGTCATTTTTGATGGACGATACATATCTTTCAATTCACCTTTGGCGTACTGAGACAAATGAACACATTCATGCGCGAGAGCCAGAAGAGTTTCTCTTTTATTTAAAATTTCATTTATAGTTATTATGAAATCTTTTGGTCTATGATTATCCCCAATAAAATCGCAGTAAGCATATTCCCCAGAGTTTTTTGGCATTTTCTCAAATTCTATAGAAAGATTTATAGAATTAAACAATCTTTTATTTAGAAGAAATTCGCAATAAGAAGTTGCTGCTTCTTTTACAAGACAATTAGGAGTTTTTAAAGACTTTCCCGATACCTTGATGCGCATTTTAGCTCTCCATCTTAGTCGTCTAATATTTATTAGATGGGAAGGCTAGATCCTCGCTTTGATTTTAATAAATTAGAAGTCTCTGCCTCCACTTTGATTTTTGATCTTAATACTGGATCCTTTTTTATAAGAAGAGCAACAGCTTCTACTTCATAACTGTTACGCTCACACCACATTATAACACTTTC